TAACAATCAGCAAATAGTCTGGGCGAGCATGATTGTCGAAACGCGCAATGTCCATTTCACGTTTAGAGTCATGCAATCCCAATGCACTCCAAACCGCTTCTAAACGTCCCATGCCATAATGCATGTCGTTGAGATTGGGCAAGCGAAAATGAATCACTTCGTCTGATTCAAAACGAACTTGTTCCAATGGATTGTTGCCATAGCTATAGCCCTCGACGAGTTTGTTTTTAGAGGGAATAACCCGGGTCCATTGACTGGGCATGAGCCACAATTCGCTAGGGCGTTGTAGTGAATCATGCATGACCGGATGCAAATAACAGTTACCCGTGATTTGCAGGTAGAGCATACGCAGGACCGTGAGTTCAAAACCGTTTTGATGTGGATTGACTTGATGTAAAAGATCTAAGACTGGATGCCGATCCACCACTTGTTCAAATTGATCTCCCCATTGGGCGGCTTTACGCATGACGGTTTGACTGGGGCCAATGCCCGTGTTGCTATCACCTGATAGATGTTTTTTTTGTTGTAACGAAACCGATTTGGTTTTGAAAAGCTTGTTGCCGCTGCGCGTTCGCATATACAGTCTCAGGGGAACAGCTGCCACAGCGTTGGCATTGAGCATGGCCGCTGCGTAGACCCAGTTGCTGCATTGTCTCACCGCTGCATCGTGGTCAAATGGACGTGCTTTGGCACCGTGTGAGCCTAGACCATCGAGAAAATTAACAGATGATCTTGTGTAGCTTTGTCGTCGAAAAATGGCTTTAAGTTTACTGAACATGTGAAAAGTTCCTTCAGTCGCAAGAGGTTCTATCTGCCCAGAACGCGGACATCTAATGTGTTTTGAGTTAATCCGTCCAAATACACCACGGCATATCGCATCGCGTCCATCCCGTGATCGTTGACCATGACGGGCATTTCAGAAACGTCTGTTCCACGATGCCAGAGATAGCTAGGGAATTCCTGGCTGGTGCAGGTTGGTTTTTGTTTTTCAGCAAGACGGGGATCAGTTTGAATCAAACAATTTTGCATGATCATCAATCGCGGTTTATCGTCATCTGATTTTTTTAGACGACGTGTGACAGACTGTATCCCACTACGCAGGGATTTTTTTGCAAGGATTGTTTCAATGCCGTAACGTTCTAACGTCGCTCGTCCTTCTGCATCGTGATCACAGACGGTCGCTTCGTAAGTCTCACCTTCTGAATGCTTGGCAATGAGCTGTGCATGGTCTTCTACTAAACCATGACTCAAATAAAGTTCACGGTAAAGGATCATGCGGTCATCAGAATCAATTGCCCACCATTGACAGACAAACGGGTTGGTGTACCCAAAGTCAATACTGCGAATCCGCCTGGTTTCAAGGGGAATACCGCTGTGTTTGATTAGATGCACCGCGGGATCCCAAAGATCATAAACCGCACCTTCTTGGCCGGACCAGATGCCTTTGTAGAGTCGATCACGACGCACGCCAGTAAGCTGGTCTAATCGCTTGCGATATGCGTTAGTGATATTGGGGTTGTCATCATGACGGCTTAGCAATCGCGTCATTTGTCCTCGAAGCGCACGTTGGTTTAACCAATGCGTGGGCGCGTCGGGATTGGTGTCTGCGATCGCTTGCTGGTAAGGCATCACGCCATTGCGTAATCGTGTGAGCAATGATTCCCAGTCATCTTCGGTAAGCTCACGCGCTTCAAAGGCAAAGATCATGTCATATTCCGTGGACATGATCCGGCTTGCACGATCCATGCCCGCAATGACGAAAACCGACCCGTTGGGGTAGCGATAGCTTTGGCGTTGTCTTCGTGAGGGGCCACTAAGCATCGGCCAGCCGGTGGGGAGGACTTTTTCTTCGAGTGTGACCAAAACGGATTCTGTGGTTGATTCGCGTGTTTTACGCACGAGTAAAGCTCGCATGCCCGGGTACTTCATTGCACAGAGGTTTGCTTTTTCAAGTAACGCTCGTGTCTTACCCGTGCCTGCGGGCCCTTCCATAAGGATCTCGGGTTCTTGGCAATACAGTAAGTCACATGCCACACCATACGGGCGGTAGGGTTTGTTTTTATTTGAGATGGATTGTGTTTGCGTGAGACTCATATTTTTTCCAGATCCACTTCGCTGACGACTTTGACACGTAAGGTTTGTTCTGAATCGTTGGTTGCTAGGTTGTCTTGGCGTTCAAGTAATTTTTGTTTCATATCGATGAGTTGTTTCCATCGGTCGATGGCTTTGTGATCACCATTGCGTACATCTTTAGCAAGAGGGAGCATGGCCATTTCAATTCGTAATAGATCAACGGCTCGCTCAATGTCCTGTGAATTGGTTTTGTGTTTAACGCTTTGTTTGATGTCATTAAGAACGGTTCGTTCACTGACATCAAGAGACCTGGCGATTTGTGCATAGGTCAAGCCTGCTTTGCGCATCTCTAGTGCGCGGAGTCGTCGGTCGATGATGGCTTGCTGTTTGGTTGTGGTCTTTGCCGGTTTTTTCTTGATGGTCATGTGTCACACAATTGCCTTTCGGTAACGGAACGATGCGGTGATACGTCCCATGGAGCCAATTTTTTTGCCGGTGCGAGCAAGAACGCCCTTGTGAGCTTGCCCACATTTAACGACGTTTGAACATCGCCATTTGGGATTGCGAGAGAGGCTGCGAATCAGGGCTGGATGTGAGGTAACAAGGGTCACACGCATGTTCTTTACTTCGATCTTTGCAACTTCATCAAGTAACGCTGTGCCGACGCCAAGGCCTTGAAAATCAGGTAAAACAACGAGTCTGTGAATGATTCGCATGTCTTTGTGTCCGTAGAGATGCAAGGTGGCGCAAAAGGCTACGGGCTTGTCGTCCCAGGTTGCGATGTAACATCGCGCGGCGGTATTTAGGGTGCTACTTAAATAGTGATGGTGCTTAAACAGTCCCCAACTATTTTTTTTACAGGCATGGATTTTGAGTTGGATGTCTGGTCGCCGAACTGACCCCCAGTGCAGCGTGGAGTCTGCCATATCCAACCACCAGTCGGGTTCGAGCCATTGCAAAATGTCGTAATGACAAGTCACTGCAACGAACCGTTGACATTTTGCTCGGCCGCAACGCAATGTCTTTGCAACAGCGGCTGACCCAAAGCGAGCGACCTGACGATCCACCACACTGGTGAACTCGTCAAAGGCAATCACGGGCTGATCTTTAAGTAAGGCATGTGCTAAATCGCAGCGGAACTTTTCGCCATTACTAAGAACATGCCAAGGACGAATCCATGCAGGAGGCGAACTAAATCCCACCGCATTGAGCATCGCGGTGATATGTTTGCCTGGTAGTGATTGATCAAAACCATCGATCACTGCCTTGTCATGCGGCCAGTTGTGACTGGCGGTTAAACTCTTTGAAGCGATGCAGCCATCGTGACCAAAGGCTTTGTTGGCGATGGTACTCTTGCCTGAACCTGAGGGGCCGACAATCGCGCCAATGAGCCAGTCTTCTTCGAGTCCAGGAAGCTGAACATCAAATGATTGTGAACTTTTATCGCTGATAGGCACATCAAAGAGACCTGCAACTTGCCGAACACGAAAACTATCAAAGACCGGTGATTGAACTACAGTGTTAATATGCGGCATGTGTACCCTTCCTCTTCTAGTCGTTCAAACAATTCTTTTTGTTGGGGCTCGTCCTGACATGCGACGAGTACCTGACAGATGTCTGGAATGTCCATGTCGGGCTGTGAGACGTTTTCGATTTGCATGGCTTTATTGATAGCATCTTCAATCTGCTGATCGTTAAAGCCGGTGGTTAGATGGTCAAAGTCCATGTCGTTTTGAAGGACAGCAAGTTGTGACGCGAGCTTGTCATCGTCCCATTGACTGGTGTCTGTCGTGCGGTTGTCCGCGATCGCGTAAGCACGGGCGCTTGTGCCAGATAAATTAGAGGCAACGGCTGCAAGATGTGTCCAGCCAAGAGCCCGTGCTGCAATTAATGTACCGTTGCCAGCGAGACAGGTTTTGTTTTTGTCGATCACGATAGGTTTTTGTTGGCCGAAGGATTCAAGACTGCGTTTAATAGCGTCCAGATTTTCTTCGGGGTGTTTACGGACGTTGTTTTGATCTGCATGAATCTGACTTATTGGGACAGCCAAATCACGGATGGAACTTTCGATGTTTGGGTGTTGGGTACTTTGATTAGTCATGAATTAAACTTTCTTGCTGGCGTTTGTTTGCCCAGCTTTCACGGAGCCAGCGGACATCGGTTTTGACTTGTGTGACGGAGTTGTGGATGGCCACGAGTTTGTCACTGAGCAGTTGATTCCGCTGCTGAACGGTGGTGATTCGTGTGTCTAGGTTGTCAAGTTTTTGTTGGGTGACAGCACGTTCGCCTGCCATGACCCAGACCCATCCGGTGAGTGTGAGAACTGCTGATAGAAGCCATGGGTATTGGTTTAATATTTTCATTTGTGAGTTGCTGCCTGGAGAATGGTTTTAATGTCGGAAAGATCGCCTGTTGCAATGGGGGTGGTTGCGGTTCCGTCGATGCCTAGGCGGTAGCGAATGTGTTCACGTTCGGTTGTGGTCCAGTCACTACTGCCTGCTCCGACTGCGATGTTGTCTACGACTTCTTTAACAACGGAGCCTGCGATGGCTGAGGCGAAAGTTGTGCCTGAGTTGGTGGTAAAGAAATCTGCTAGTGCGGTGGCTGTGACGTTATCAACGGTGACTGATTCTGTTGCCACGTTGAAATCGTTAAGATCGCTGTTACGTTTTGTGTCGATGGCAAAGCCGTCGACGATTGCGGTTGCAGCGATGGTCGCAACAGTTGCTTGGACACTGATTTGAATGATGTCTGCTGCGGTGTAGGTCACGGGAATTGTGCCGGTGATTTTGTAGCGACCGGTTGCCATGTTGGTGACGGTGAGAACAAAGCCCGCATCATCTGTGCCATTGCGTGTGGCAGTTGCGACTGGCAGGCTGTCAGCGTTGGTTGCAACGGCAGTTTCAGGGTGTTGCGTGGTGAATTGGGCAGTATAGCTGTCCGATGGTTTAAGCATCATGGTGTTGGCCTTTGTGCTGTAAATAAAGCGATATTGGACGAATTAATGACGTGATCAAGCTGTGGATTATGTGGTCGGCCCGCACAGATTTGCCTCGCGGTGTGTCTGTCGGCTTGTGTTTGTGGATTAAGTTATGGGAGGTGGGTTGGTTTTCGTTTTGAGATTTTTAATGACTCGATCTTTACGCAAGCTGTCGAGTCCTAACCCCACTGCTGAGCCTGCACTAACGAGACCGATGAGCGTTGTGAGTGCGCTAATTGGGTTGGCCGTGCCTTGTGCAGCTTGCACGGCTAGTCCGCCTAGGGTGTCGATGATTTTTTGGCGTTGTTGGGTCTTAGTTTCAAGATCGTCGACAGCGATGACCAGACTGTCAGAGAAAAACTGTTGATCAAGTGATAAGGCTTGGATTTGCAGTTGCAATTGTTTTTCACGTTGGGTGTATTGAGCTTCAAGCGTGTGCGCTTCTGATTGTAATTGCGCAGCTGAAATCAATCGTGAGGGATCGATGAGGCTGGGCGTTTTGATTTCACAACCTAGCAGATAACCTGCAAGTAGGGCGGTGAAGATCAGACTCAATATAAAACTACGATAGTGATCTAGAAAGCTGGTGGCTTTGTGCCACAGGTCGGGGAAGTTGATGTTCACGATG